TCCCCCTCTCATTAATTAAAACAACTCTTTAAATTTCTTATACAGTTCGTCAAGACCTTCTTTAGCAGCCTTTTCAAGCTCATGAACTTTCTGATCAAATTCTATCAAAGCTTTCTTACTTTCAACTGCTGCCTTTGCTCTAGCTTCCTCAAGAAATTCCTTCATCTCTTTAGGCATAATATCTTTGCCAAAATATTTCTTAACAAAGAAAGCAATCACACCAAAAAGAGCAAGACCAATAGTAATAGCACCAAGAATATGCCCAAGACCCCATGTAAAACCCATAAAATCCATAAAATTAACCTCCTATAAATTATAACTTATAACAATTCTTCATATTCTTCTGTTTCATCATAATACATATAATCCCCTTCAATGGCCTCATTTCTCTGCTTCCACATAGACATAAAACCAGTCAGCAAGAAACCAAACACTATAATCATAAGCAGATTAATAATATCCATAGGGGTAAACGGTAGAACAATAAAATTATGCATAATCTTTCCTCCTATCAATTAATTTTATTACCTAATATAAATTATACAGATACCTTTTTTTGTATCTCCTGCATTTGTTACATGGAGATACAATTTATCGCCTTTACAACAACCTAAAACCGATGCTAATTTCTGCTCAGTTGCTGTTGAACTTCTATCTGCTCCTGCTCCCATAAGAGTATCAAAGGTATCTTCATCTTCAATAACAATATCATAAAGATTAGTAGGAACAGCAACACCATCTGGTTTTGTGATTAAACGAATAATCTCTCCAGTATAAGCCTTGGTTGTTTGACCATCAGCTTTTCCAGCATCAGCACCAGTTCCAGAAGTCCAATCAAATTTTACTTTTTTCAAGTAACCAGCAGTTTCTTCTGTAATAGTAACACTCCCTGCCATTTGTACCTCCAAAATAAAGAAAAGGCAGAGGCAGAGACACTTATTCTAATCTTCTACCCCTGCCTTTCTAAGCATATTAAATTTTAATTTATATTATCTATTCTGCCAAATCTTCACATAGTCAACATAGAGAGCACCAACACCAGTTCCACTGGCCTTGTAAATATAGAAATAAGGCTGAAGGATAGCATTAGCCCCTGTTGCTGTATAAGGGAATGCTGTGGTAGCACAATATTCCACACCATCAATGAAGAATTTAATATCAGTAACATCTGTGCAATCAATCCTGTAAATATGAAAAACATCAGCAAGGATTGTTAGTCCTGAACTCACCAACTGATCTGTAGCATTATCATCTTTTGCACAATTTACTGCACCACTACCATCAATATCAAACCAAAGTGAATAAGTAATATTATCTCCACCTTCTGCATAATCACCAGCAAGACCCCACTGAGCTTCAGCAACGTCCGTTGGCAGCACAGCAGCAAGCTTAGTTTCAAAAATCAGACCTTTGGAAACATCAAAGTTTCTCTGGTCATTCATGTAAAGACCAGCTTCCTGCTTCTGACTATCAGCAGTTAGGTTTAAAGACATAACACCACCAGCAGCATCAGCAAGACCAACAACAGTTGGGGGAGCAGCACCAGTGATTTTCTTTACCCACTTGCAGCCACTCTCAGGAGAAGCAGCAGCAGGAATAGCTATATCTGCTCCTGCAAAATCATCATAAAAATAAAAACCAAAATGAGCCTGAGTGGTTTCAAAAGTGGATTTATCCCAAAATACAAGTTTCCCTGAGTTATGCCAATTATAATGTGAACTAATTCGTCCCATAAAAGTTACCTCCACAATTTAATGTATAGATCACCCGATCTACAAAGGTTTATTTGTTTCTGTAAGAACGGTACATTTTATCTTTCTTACGTCTAATTTTAAATGAAGGGGATATGTCTTCCTTTAAGGAGTCATCATCCTGAATGGTTGCTCTATCTTCTTTTAAATTTTTATCGTCTTGCATTATAGCAATCTTACGATCAATTAAATAATGAGCAACCGAATCAAGAAGATTTAAAACACACCCCTTCTTATGTCCTAACCAATCTTGAGTAAGTTCAATATACACTTCCCAAGTCTCCTTTCTAAGAAAAATAAAAACATTATGGATTACACATCCATATTTGCTCCTTCATAATATCTTGCACCACCACGAATCAAAACAGCACCAACATCATCACCATTCTGATTTGTCGTAATATCAACACCAACATAATACTTTGTAGGAGCAATCTCATAAAGATCAATTGCCTTAAAATCAATACAACCCACCTGTTCAGGAGCAGCAGTTGTTCCTGTCAGTGTAACCGTATAACCAGTAACATTCGCTTTTCCAGTTGCAGCAGGAGCAGACGAACAAGTCAACTGACCAATAGCTGTCTTTGTATCTGTCAAATGAGCAATAATAACAACACAACCGAGATCATATTCAGCCATTGAACGATACATGCCAGTATTTGTATTAACTGTACTAGCAGTAGCAACATCCTGTGGAGTTACAAGGTTATCAACCCTAAAATGATAAGAAATTTTAAACATACTAATTTACCTCCGATTAAATATTTAATCGAAGGTGGAGACCGAAATCCCCACCTTCAGAGTTTTATTTCAATTATGACCTTGTTTCAATACAAACAAAAGGAGATTTGTAATCAGTGCCATGCCTTGGTTTCTGATAGGTAGCCCACCACGGTTGACCATCTACACGGAACACAAACCTAAAAGCAGTCTGATCATAATCAAATTTAAGATGGATAGAAGTAGCAAATTGCATACCTGCACCAGCCTTCTGACCGACTAGGTACTGTGACCAATCGCAGAAGTAAATGTCGCCTTTCGTCCCAAGAGTCTGACAATGTTCAGAGAACATAAGCGGTTTGCCTATCAGAGTATCATAAGGTTTTCCAGACGCACCATTCGCCGGGAGATAAACAGGTGCTCCACCTGTACCAACAGCAAGACTCATTGTAGCAAGCTGTGGGAAAATATCATCATTAGCCATAAAAATAGCTCCTGACTTGTCCCACATCCTAGCGTACATCTTAATAATATTTTCATAATAAATAGTCTTTGCTTCCTGACCAGTTTCTTTATTAATAGTAACAAGGCAAGGAGCATTCAGAATTCCCAAAGGCTGTCCTGCACCAGAACCATTAATAAACACATAATCAAGCTGCCATGCAAGAGCGTCTGTAAACAACCTTGTGAGCAGAGGTTCCATCGAAATCGGGGAATCCTGAAGGAGTTCATCAGACACATAACACAGACCAGCACATTTCTTCAGACGAAGCTGGATTTTACCAACCTTCGGTCTGGTAGAAACTTTCTCACCCTCTTCATCAAGCCATTTGAACTCGATTGCCCCATGAACAAGACCACCGGAATGATCAAAGTCATCAATATAGGGAATATGAACAGAGTTTGTTGCCATTGGAACTGTCATTGCCATTTGCATAACATTAGACTTTTTTACTGCAATCTCAAGCAGTGTAGTCCTGAATTCTTCAGGAATAATATAGCCCATGTATTCGTCGTTACCTTCTGTCACTGAAGGAGAACCAGCAGCCTTCATCAAAGCTTTCAGACGATCATCTACATTATGTCCTCTTGAAGAATCAGCAACCTGAACCGCTTTAGCGAATTCCCAAAAATCCTTAAAGCCACTCTTTCTGTCAGCAGCAGGATCAGTTTTTGGGAAACGTGTTTCGATCCCTTTCATGATCTCTTCACATCGTTTCTCAATCTCATCCTTCATCTGAGCCGTGACTTCATGACCAAGGGCTTTCACCTTATCTTCCATCATACTAGCGATAATGGTATTAAGTTCTTCTTTAGTCATATAAATCATACCTCCGAAAAATTTATAAATAATAAGTGACTCAGTTTACTAACATCTCCAAGTTCCTATATCGTTACTTAATTGTTCTCAACCAATCTCCAGTAACAGAAACCCTAATGTCTCTATAACTATTGCACTAAATTAGAAAACTTGACCTTTAATTTTTTTAATTTTAATATCAACTATATTAGCCACCTGATCAATAACCTGATCATGTAGTCTTCCACCTAAATAATCTATAATTTCCCTAATATCATCTTCAGTTATATCAATTGTTTCTTCTTTAGATTCTTCTTCCTCAATAATATCTATAATTTGTTCTTCTTTTGGAATCTGAGATTCCAATATAACAAGTTTATCTTCCAAATCTTTAATCCTAGACATAAGCAACTCAACTGTCTTATCTTCTTCTTTAGGTTCTTTTTCTATTTCTTCACTTTCCTCAATAACCTCAGGAAGTTCATAAAACTCATAAGCTTCCATAATATCAATATGTTCTTCCATTCCCTTAGAATGTTCCTTAACCCACCTTTTTGCTTCTTCCATCGTCCATTTATTAATATCAAATAAGTATTTCTGAACATGAGTTGACCCTTTCGGATCAGATTTTAACTTACCAATAATTGCTTTGATACCTTTTGACTTGGAAATATCAATTGTCCTAAAAGAACCATCTATAAACTGATCAGCAGACCTAACAGGAATGTGATGATAGTTTTCAGTTGTCTCAGGTTTCAGTTCAACTTCAACCTCACCTTCAGGTTCAGTAACCTCAATTTTAGGTTCAATAATATCAAGCATGTTCTCAATAAAATCCTCGTTAGAAATCTTCTCATTAACAATGTCAATAAGTGCTTTTGTCTGAATTTTCCCTGATTTCACAAGCTCTACCAAGGCATCAGGACAAGCAGGAATAGAAACACAAGAGATTTCAAGCAGTTCCACTTCAGTATATACTCTCCGTGGCATCTGCCCTTTATAATCTTTTAAAAACCCTCTCATTTCTTCTTCATTGTCACTGAATTGTTTTGCTACAAAACCAACACTAAAAGCCCTCATAATCCCTTCTTTATAAAGATTATAAATCTCTTCTCCAGCCTGAGATTTTGCAAATTTCGCTTTAAATTTAAGCCCTTCGTCAGTTGCCTTTGTCCACAAAACTCGTCCAATAGGAGGGGTCCGATAATCGTGAGATAGCATCAAAACTGGATTTTTCAAAAAAGCATCCACATTCCAAGCACTTCCAAGAATCAACTCCCTATCTCTATCAACAACAGGTTTAGAAGCCCAAGCAACAATACTTCTTTCAGAGTCATCAAACTCCTTTTCTTCCAGTATGATCCAAAGTTTATTTTCTTCCATCTGCTTTAAACCCCCTAATTAAGAGTTACAACACACACCTACAACCACTCATATATATTACCGAATTTAAAGAGATTCAAAGATAAAACTTCAAAAATTTACTTGACAAACAACCTATAATATGTATAATGTATTATAGAATAAAAAATAAACAGTAATTCTTTATTAGGAAAGATTAGGAAAAAGAGATGAAAATCATAAATAAAACAAAATATGATACAAAAGATTTGAGAAAGGTCTTTACAGAGACCTTAAAAAGGAATGAAAAGTTTGAAGGGAAACTGCCCCAAAAGAAAAAACTCATTGTTTATGTCAAATCAAGTAGAGGGAGCAATCATGTTTCTGGTCGAGCACCTTATAATGGTTATTGGATTAAAATATTCCTGCCTAAAGAGAATCCTTCTCTTGAACAAATAGCTGCCGTTTTTGACCATGAAGTTTATCATCTTCGTGGATACCACCATAATGCCATTGGTAGATTTTTAAAACCAAATTACAAAGAGGAATTTGCGTGGGCAGCTTGTTATCCTATAAAGGATAAACAAGAAAAGAAAAAAGTTAAAAACAACCTAAAAGAACAACGCTATCAAAAAGTTCTTGCAAAAATTGAAGAGAAACAAAAAGCTATCAAGAGACTTCAGAACCAATTGAAGAAATATATTCTTAAAAAGAAATACTATGAAAGGGTATTAAAAAGGGTTATCAGTCCTAATGACCAATAACCCTTTTCTCGGAAGGAGAAAGAAACTATTTAATCTTCAAATCCTTCAGGTATTTCTGGAGACCCACCTTCTCTTAGTGCCTGAACAAACTGTTGCCATTCCTTAAATAACACAGGATTTATTGTACAACGGCAATTCGGATGAAGTGGTGGACCCTCTACAGGAGTATTTGTTAGTGGATCAATAAACTTTTCCCCTAACTTAGCTACCTTCCCTTCCATTCTTGCACAGGCAGGACATCTTCTTTCATCAGGAGCCGTTAACCATACCTTAGATTCAACCACTCTACTCTGAATATAAGATTGTTCAGCAGCAAAATTAGAAGCAGCCATAGTTTCAGTTCGTGCAATTGTCATTGCCCTGCTTTTTTCCATTTTCTGAAAAACCTTTTCAACACGCTTTCTTAAATCAAACATAGACTCCCCAAGTTTTAATCCTTCATCAAATTCCTTCTGAAGAGCTTGCCGTGTTACATCATTAATCTGGTCCACTCGTTCAAATCCCCATTTCTCAATATACTCCAATACTTCAGGACGCATTACATCGAAAGTAACCATAACTGTTACCTCCTCACCTTCCATAAAGAAGGTGTCTGAATGGTATAAGAGTGAAAGGATTACTGCCCCTTCACTTTCTACCACATCATGAATAAAGGCTTCTCCATGCTTTTTCAATTCAGCATTCCAATCCCCCCTGCTGAACATCCAGAAATCCCAAAGAGATTTCTCTATCTTCTTATAATGTTTTTCAGAAGCTTTCATATTTGAGAGAACTTCCTTCATCTGTTCTCTAAACATTTTAGTTAGATACTTCTTAAACCTCATTTCATACTTTTTGGTTCTCTTGATTAAAAGCCCCCAAAAAACAAGAATGTCTTCTTCATTATATAACTTCTGCAAAATTAAGTCAATTAAAAAGAGAGCAATAGATTCTTTTATAATCTCTTTTTCATTCATCCTTATTATCATCCTTATCCAAAGTCTTCTGCCACACATCCAGAATCCTATCCACACGTTCTTTCACTCTATAAGCAATACTCTCAACCATATCCACCAGAGCTTCCCCTTCATTTGGTTTTGGTCCTTGTGGCTGCTGTGGTTTATCAGAACCGGGGGCAGGATAGTTCTCTGTGCTAATTGGCATAATCCCCATCTGTCCAAGTGGAATCTCCCCCCAATCAACAGGTTTTTCACCATCCTTTAATCTTTCCAAGTTAACAGATGAATAAAAATGTTTTAAATTAGTTTCTCTTTCTTTTAACTTAAATTCTTTATCTTCAGGAACAGGATTATCAAAAGCAACAAAAAGTTTATCGTCATAAATAGGAGTAAGTCTTTCATTAATTTTTTCCTCAAGTCTTTTTAGCCTTGGAACAATAGTATCACGTTTATGCTGAATCTCACCAATCTCAGAATTAGACCTATTAACATCTTCCGTGGTCAATTTACTCATTGGCATACCATAAGCAGCAGCAATTTCCTCTCTTGACATTTCCCTAATTTGAATAGTAGTCATGTCTTTCGGAGATAAAGAAACTGATTGATATTTCAAACCTCCCTGCAATAACATTGTTTTCCCAACATTCTCTGCCCCTGTATATGTATCACGGAATTCTTTCTTCAGTTTATCAAAATCTTCTACTGACATCTCAATATCTTCAGAATAAATAACCCCTTCAGGTCTCCCTTGGTGTTCTAATAAAGATTTTTCATATTCCCCTGTCAATTCATTCAAACTGTAAGCAACATCTATTGCAGCAATTGGAGAATAACCATAGTATTGACTCAATGGGGAAGCAAATTTAAAATGAATAATTTCTTCCTCATCAAAAGGAATTTTAATTGTCCCACATTGATAAACATAACCAGCAATAAATTTTTCTTTATCTGGAACAATCCTCATAAATTGAGAAGGAATAACCCAAATATGTTCAGGCACTCCTGCTTTATTCTTTACTAAATACCAATAAGCATTCCCTGTCAATTCCAAAAAAGTTTCTGTGTTTTCCCAAAGATCAAATCTATTGTTAAATGGATTTACTTTTTGAAGAAGATCAAGAAAAACATGTTCAGTAACTTCTTCAAAATCAACACCCTTCTGAATAATTCGTGATGTTCCAGCATGTTCACTAAGATATTTTTTTGTTTCTTTTGAAACTTCTTTCGTACTAATAGAAGTAAATTTTGTTTCTTTTGTTTTCTTTATTACATAAAGACGAAGTGGAACAGCAGCAACAGCTTCTGCATTCTTCTTTGCACAAATATAAACCCATGATTTATATGCCATAACTTGAGAAAAGTAATCATCATGAGGAATTGTTTTAAACTGAAGAGCAAATGGTGAAATCATACCTGATACTTTTCCCATACTCTTTTTACTTAAAGCCCCTAGTCGTTTTAATGTTAATTCATAACCAAATAGTTTCATTTCTTTCTCACTCCATAAATAAGATTTCTTTATAACATAGGTGTAGCTTTGGCTTTAAAACCAAAGCTACACTCTACTTCTTTACAATTCACAAATACCAAACAATTGATACAATTTACACATAAACTTTTGAAAAAATGTTGGTTTTAAATAATCATCAGATTTGTCGGGGCATTTGGAGCAACGAAATCGAAAGGGTGTGTGATTGTCACCATATCCGATTCATTTTCTTCTGCATCAAATGCTGTGATTCCAAGAGTCCATGTACCACTTGTAATAGGAATCATAGTTGGCAACTCTACTTCATAATGATAAACTCCAGCCAACACTACAGCTTCAAAATAAGGATCAACATAATCAACAAAACCCCCCTCACAATAATAAACCCTATATTGTACTGCATCTGTAGGCAAATCAAATGAAAGTATTCTTGTTTTAATTCTAGCCATAAATTATTCCTCCATTAAAAAATTATTTTTTATTCAATTATTGGATTAGTTGGTGAAGGCATTTTCCAAAAGAAATACCAACCACCATCCCTTACATACTGATCATCTACATAAATCTTTGCTGTGCTATCATAAGAATTATGCCATAATGATACTGATCTAACACCTAAATCTGATACAACAAAATAATGCTCATTAATAATAATCTCTGATTCCCCTGCTTCATTATAAGCAGAAAGACCTAAATAATAAATATCAGTATCTGAAATTATTAATTCACCGGGGAGATTATAATTAATTGTAACAGGACAAGAACCACTAATAGGGACACTAATATATGGGTCATTACTTGTAATTTCCCCGCTTGTCTTTTTCTTCACACGAATACGAAATGATGTAGCAGTGTTTCCTTCCTCACAAGATAAGATAATCTTTGTTATATATGATCTTGCTCTTACATAAAAATGAGCAGTTTTCGGTCTTGTAAAAATATATGTTGTGTTTGATACAAGAACTGATGGGTAATCTATATTTGTTTCAAGACAATGTAATTGAAGCTCATAACCATCCGGTATTGTCCCTTCCCCTACATCCCATGATACTTGCATTGTTATTGAATCCACTAAATAAAATGAGTTATCATAAAATTGTGTTGTTGCTTGAACAGGAAAAGATAAAAACAAAACAAACCATATTATTAATATAATTTTCTGCAACATTGTGTTTCTATCCCCTCCAAACAGTTTTTACATTTATCTTTTACCAAAAAGTAACAAGCAATAACTCTCGGAAAATCCTCATAATCTACAAAATCTTGGTTTATATATTTTCCAAATAATTTATATTCTTTAATTTCTTCTTTATAATTTAACCATTTCCATAATTTAAAAAACCCTTTGGGAGTAAATAAATCATAATCATTTTCTTTCTCACTTCCTGTAACCATCTTATTACACTTTATACAAATATAAGTTTGTTGGTAAGGTTCATCATCAAATTTAATCCAAGAGTGTAAACAACCATCTATTTTTAATAGCAAATATTGATTAATTTCTTCCCTTGAACCTATTGTTCGATCAAGTTTAAATTCATCTCTATTCAGAGCTATGTTCATTAATTATTCTCCTCATCTCTTCTACAATTCCATCAAATGTTTCTGCTTCAATTATATATTTTACTAAACCATCTTCCCATTTAATTGTTGTTATAGCTGAAATTTTTCTTTCCTTGATTTCATCAACTGGAACATCTTTGCTGCTTCTAATCCAACCTGCTTTAATTGACCCCATATTAAACAATTACTTCTCCTTTATTTGAAAAATTAATAAGAGCGAACTTATCTAAATCTACCCATTCATTGTTAGTAATACACCACCAATCTGCGGTCAAACCATGAAGAACATAATCATAAGGCAACCAACCATATCCTTCACATCCCCAATCTCTTCCCCATGAATTTTTAATTAATATTGCATTTTTCTCATTATCATAACCAACTGCTAAAACAGCATGACCACCACAGAAAGCTTCAGTATCTCTTGGAAAAGGGATTAAACCTGAACTACCAACATACTCAATTCCGCTATACACACTAAACCCAAACATACATGGAACTTCATTTGATAATTGAATCTTAATCTGTGTTAACAAATTTTCCCCTGATACAAATAAAGAATCCAATCTATAATATACTGTTGATTGGTAATTCTGAGCAAGAGCATAAACAAAAGAACTAGGCTCATCATCTATTTTTTCTGGAATAAAAGGATAGTATTCCTCTGGAGGAGCACCAAACAACACTAAAGCTTGTGCTGTTGATCTAAGATAACTTCCATTATCACCTTCAATCCCCGCTAGACTTCGTGATACTTTATAAATAAAAAGTCTTGAAGGATGAATACTTTTCTTTTTATTTTTGTTCTGCCAATATTCAATCAACCCTGAAGCTGCATGTGCTGTACATGATTGTGTTACATCTTGATGATCTACAGAAGAACAATAATGACGTAAATCAATTCTGTCTGATTCCTTGTTTTTACCAACTAACTGAAAAGATTTCTTATAATCAACCGTATAATCCTTTATACTTGGGTATTCTCGTATCCAACCCATCCCTTTATTACAAACAGTTCGTTTTCTCATTCCCTTTCTTCTCCATCCTTCTCTATTTGATGTTCATTTTTTTGTTTTTCTTTTTTAATTGACTTATTATCCTCAGTAGGAAATGCAGCTTGACAAAATATAGCAATAAGTACAACCAATCCCATTATAGGCAACACAGGTATAGCCATTCTTATCTCCTTAAAAATGTGTAATTAACCATTTTTCTAGTTTATTCCATTTGTAATTAAAAATAAATTTTATCATCTCTTTACATACTTCATCTAAATTTTTTGATGTAAATGTAATAGTAACACTATCTGGTTTAACTACTGTAAACTCAGCTTCCTCACCATATTTCTTTCTAAGTTTTCTCTTCATCCCTTCGCTCAATTCCATCTTCTTTTTCCTCCAATAATATCCACATGCATTTTTTTCTCATTGCTATATCATTCAACCCATCATATTCCCGACAATATCTTGGACGATTATCATAAATATTACACCCATCTTCAGTTAAATGAACACAAGGAATATAGAGTTCAAGTATATAATAACCCTGCCATGGTCCTTCCTCAATTTCCTCAACAATAAGACCACGTTCCTTATAATATATAATCAATGTTCTTTCTGTATTAGGTGGAAGAATAAAATGCAAATATTTACAACAATTTTGACATTCAAGACATAATTTTTGTTTTCTTTTTTTATTATTCTTAATCACTATTTTATTTCCCATTATCCCTTTATTTAAAATCATAAATCAAAAAAAGTAAAAAATGACTTAAAACCTTTAAACATTCCAAAAACGATCTCTGAATGTTGAAAAACAAAGTAGATAACTACACCAAGAAAAATAAGAAAGAAAACAAATTTTATTAGATTTAAAATAGCTGATATTTTTACCCAATCCATACTTTCTTTCCTTTAACCATGAAAATTAATAATACCAAAAAAACTATATACACTACCCACGGAAGGGAAAAAACTATTAAAAGAGAATCACCAACACACTTAATTAAATTCTTAATTTTATCTATTATTAACATAATACTTCATTTCTTTAGAGACACAATAAAATCCCAAAACTTTTTAAACATGTCTCCATAATTTTTATAAAGATACCAAACACCAAATAAAGCAACAACACTCACTCCTATCTTCCAAACAAGTGAAAAAACACTTGAACCAACCTCAAACCAATTTAAAAAAGATGTAATATCCATAAAAACCCTCACTTATTATTAATATAATGTTTTATTTTTATTTCTTTTTGTGGGATTAAGTTACCTTCAGGAATAGGATCAAAAGAAGGATGCTCAAAACAAAAATTAAGGGTATCTTTTCTAAAATCATGCCAGCATCCAATATATTTTGCATCATTTGGAATACCATCCACAACTTTAAGAATCTCATTTGCCTTCAACATAAAAGAAACAACTTCAGCATTCAAAGTAACAAAAACCCTTCTCATTATTTTAATTGCTTTTTTCTTCTTCCCATTCTTTCCATTCTTTCCATTCTTATTAATATTATTTGCCATCGGTCCCCCTCTTCCTCATATAAACAACATTTTTTGCATCTTTCTGACTACCTATCTTTATTCTTTTCATTTTACTTTCCTCTTTTATCATTTCGCCTACTATCTCAAACAAATTTTTTGTCAAAGTAAAACCAAGACCAATCAACAAAAGAACGAAACCACTAAGCATACCAACAAGCACAAAAGGCAAACAAACAAAAAAAATAAAAGTAGAAATAAGATAAGATAAAAACACAATTATAATTTTCTTCATTTTCTTCATATATTCATCTCCTAAATAAGATTATTTAAAATTATAGGAAGGGAAACCAATATTATTTTCACATCTGCAAGATTATCAATTCTTCTCATAGCTTTAAGTAATTCTTCTTTAGTATCAAAAAGAACACCATGAACATGCCAATAGTTTGATTCCTTCCATCTAAATATTGCTATGTAATATATTTGTTCCATAGGACATTCTTCCATTCTTTCATAAGAAAGTTCCTCTACTTCTGCATCAAATATAGGCTCAAAATTAGCTTCCACTTCTCCAATGCATCCTCTCATGACATTCAACATAAAAATCTCTTGGAGCATCAGGAACTTCTTCTTCTTCAATATAAAGAGAAAACATCCCTTCTGAATTCTCCAAGAGATATTTTCTAGCTTCATATGACGTATTTTTAGTTGTTAATATAGTTTTTTCTTTTGTAAAAAGATTATATCTAACAACATGATATACTTTCATTAAAGTAATTCTACCTCAATAACTGTCAAAAAAGGAACTGTAGAATCCCCACACTTAAGCCATTCAGATTCCCAATCTTTCCAATTATTTGATGAAGAATAAACCGCTATAGTCTTATCACTCCACCTTTTCAAATTACATAAACATTCAAAATCACTACCATCATAATGTTGATAATATTTATTATGAAATGTAATCAATTTATCTCTCTCTTCTATAATAGCTTCACAGATTTTATCATATGAAATAGAAGCCTTGACTACTTCATAATAGTGAAGTACATGTTCTGGCCCTTTTTTTATTTCAATAATCAAATAAACCTTTTCCATATACGTTTATCCTTTCTTATTCCTCTTTCTCAACTTCTGCTTCAGTATTCACATTAATATTAATATTATTATCTTCTTTACTATAACCCTTTGGCATTTTTTTAAATCCATCGAGTTTCCCATTCTTAATAACTGTCTGATAAAAAGGAATTGGTTCCCCATAAGGGACAGGATCAAAAAGGTCACAACAAACAAGATAACTAATCTGCTTCTTATCACGATCAAAGAATGTACGAAGCACAAGCATTCCTTGGGCAAAGATTTCTTTTGCCAAATCACACGCCCCATAAACAACACTAAAAGGGAGAACTAACTGCCCTCTTTTTGCTAAAAAAGGGTCTCTCTGTTTCTTTACAAACTTCTTCTTTTCTTGCTTTTCCATAATTACATCTCTCCTAATCAATTATTTTTCTTCTTTCAAACAATCCAAACATAATTGGACATTATAAACATTAAAAATAAGGGAGTATTCACTTTTTGAAGTCACTTTTGTAAATGCTACCTTCTTAATAACTCGTTGTTTCATATGTTTTATCTTTCCACAACTATCACACTTAAAATAAGTGTAGTTATTTTCTTCTGCTGTTTTAGTAAACATCTTCCTCACCTTTTTTAAATTTATTAAAAAAATTAGATAAATTCTTCCAGATTTCCTTAAATTTATGAAAAGGAAACATTATCTTAATTTTCCAATCTGTATCCCATATAACAGACACATCTTTTCTTTCTTTCTCAATACATTCCCACTCATCTTTTATAATAGTTGGATCATAAAAAGGTTCGTTTAGTATTTTTGTTAAATGTTTCTCTTCTTCGTTCATATTCATCTCCACCTTTTGTATTTTCCCCACATATAGGACATGTAGGATTCCAATTCTCTCGTTCCTTTTTAAATGCAGGGGTTATTATTAATTGCCATAATAAACCACAGCATTTCCATTCTACTAAATACCAATTAGGTTTATCTTTCCTGTATCTAAATGAAGTAATTCTAATCATATAATTGGAGCCGGGGGAGAGATTCAAACTCTCATCTCCCTGCTTACAGAGCAGATATTTTACCTGTTAAACTACCCCGGCGTTTTTTGGCGGAGAGTACAGGATTTGAACCTATGTAGCTTTCAGCTAACTTCGGATTAGCAATCCGATACCTTACCCCTCGGTCAACTCTCCTTTTAATTTTCTTAATACTTCTTCTAATTTAGGTGTAGGAAGTAAACCAATAGGAATACTTTCCTCATCTTTTATCTTCTTTAGAAAAGCTTCTGTTTCTTCTTCATTCAAAATAAGTGATTCATACCTCTTAATTTGTTCTTCCAGCCTTTCTACATCTTCACAAAGAAGTTTCATTTCTTCATGAACATAATCAGGAATATCCTCATCATAATACTCAACCCAAATTCTTCTTATTGCATTACATAACATTCTTCTTTCCTTCTTTCTTTTTGGTAGAGGATAGGGGAATTGAACCCCTGTCTGGAGATTGAAGGTCTCCAATCCTAACCATTAGACGAATCCTCTTTATTCACAGAATATTCACGGAAATGAAAAAAAGTAGTTAAACAAATAACAAAATCAATAAGTTAAAAAAGTGTCTTAGAATGAGATAATCGGGGTTTACAGACACTAACTTCAATGATTTCAATTACTTAACCCTTCAAATTTCATTCACGGAAAATTCACGGACCATAAATTTTAATCTTCTGTATCACTATTAGCTAAGATTCTCTTAGTTTTACATTCACAAATATGATCTTGTCTTGTCAGAAGCAATTCCCTCTCTGCAAAATCATGAATTCTTTTATCACAAAATGGACAATCTGAACCAATATATTCAATCATCATCTTTTTACCACAACAAGGCAGACACACTTCAATTCTTTTTCTCATTTTTCATCTCTCTTTTAGGAGAAAGTAGGAAGAGCCTTGGTAGGCACTAGGTCTTTTGAACCGAAGCGAAAATGCACCCCTTCTAGCAGGATACCATTCCATCTTCCTACTTCTTTTCTTCCTTCTTTATTTCAATTATCTTTGCTCTCCGATCTACTAAAACCTCTGTAAGTTTTGCTGTAGATCGCTTTGCATATCGTTTCGTCATGTCAGGTTTTGTATGACCCAAAAGTGATTGAATCTTATCAAACTCAACCCCCTCATCCACCAACTGGCAACCAAGACTATGACGAAAGGCTGCATAAAGTTTTATTTTCTCAATCCCTGCTTTCTCACACGCCCGATCCCAAATACGATTCAGGTTTCTATTTGTAAATGGTAATCCTCTTGAATTAACAAAAACATAAGTTGAAGATGTAAGAGGCAAAGATTTTAAAATAGCTCTTGCATAAGGAGTAAGACCAAAGTTTCTTGATGTTCTTGTCTTGGTTCTCTCCCTAAGTTTATTCTCAGACAAAACCCTCTTAATTATAAACTCATTTTCCGAAATAGAATCCCATTGAAGTGCTCTTACTTCCTGATTCCGAAGTCCATATTCCATCGCAAAAGCAAAAAGAGAGCGTTCCAATTCAGGAATGTTTTTTAGAATTTCTTCCTGCTGATCCAAAGTATAATATTTAATCTCAGGGAACTGCCCTTGTGTCATAACAGGAAAAGGGGGAACTTTAGGAATATCTTCATTTCTCCATGCCCATCTTAACATGGTTCTCAAAGTAGCCATAATATTATAGCGTCGGATTTCACTTCGTTTGATCGATTTATAAAAATCAGCTAAATCATCATGTCTAAGTTTTTTTATATTCTTATTACCAAAGAATGGAACAATATGGCAATAAACACTAGAATGATAATCCCTCATTGTGCTAGGTTCAACCATAATCTTGCTTAACCAATATTGAGCATATTCAGCTACAGAAAGTGGAGCATTAGGGAAATAAAATTTAGGGTTAAATTCCCCATTTGTAATCTCGGCCCTTATATGATCAAGAACCATTACTGCCCTTTTCTTGTCAAAAAAAGGCTCATCATTAAATCTCCAAATTCTGTTTTGTTTTCCTTCCCAATAAACAGAAATATACCATCTATCCGTTCTCTTGGAATAATGCACCGATCCGCCCATATAATCCCCTTTCTTCTTTATAAGGGGATTTTTACCATACCCTCTACTTTCTGTCAACATTTTAATTTGTCTTCTCCAACTAAATAATTAATAAAATTAAGCAACCTCCCTACTTTCTTCAGGAAAGAATTTTTGCATTTGATTTTCAAATTCTTCTCTTGCTTCTTCGGTTGCTTTGAAATAAGGGTCATCATTGCCTTTTTCAAATCCCATACAAAGATTCCCATTAAAAACATTCTCAAAAAGAACTTCATTAAATTTTACAGCAACTGCCCAATCATAGGCTTTCTTAAGTTCTTCATCTGTAGGAGGACTATGCTTATAGGAATAGAGAGCTTGAACTAGAGTAAAGCGTTCTTTTTCTGTAATAATTTCAATAGATTCTTCTGTTTTAATTGTTTTTTTCTTTTCTTCCTTCTTCTTTTTCTGCTCTTTCTTCTGTGTTTCCTTCTTCATGTCACTATCTCCTTTTTTATTTTTTTCCTCTCTACTATGATTATAACATATATTTTTTAAAAAGTTCCTACTTTTTTAAAATTTTCTCCAAGAGAAAATTGCCGTAGTAGTATTATAAGTTATTAATTTCATTAGATAAACTTAATACTCGGTTTTGGTTTCTTTTTTCCTAAATGAGTATAAATAGCATACCTAAGAGCATCCATTGCATGATCATTGAATTTAACAGGTTCTTCTAGTTTCTCACCATCCTTAACCTTGTAACAATAGCCCGAAATCTCTTTGAGTGTATTAACTGCTTCATCACATATAAAAAGCTTCATCCTCTTAACATAATCAATACCATCTTTGAGGCTCTTATTAGCTTCTATAACCCTGAATCCCAACTTAGCATCCTTAATCTCCTGAATCTTGTCTGGCTCAGAGTTATCAGGATAGATGGGACAAGACACTCGTTTCTCAAGAGGGATTAAGGTATCTAATTTATCTATTAACTGTTTATTGGTTAATTTACTTTGGTATAAAATCTCTTCTACATAAGCTTCATCGTCCTTAATCCATATCCTAAGTAATACAGAAGGTCTTGTATAACCAAAATCTAGTCCATAAATTTCTTCACATTGTTTCATTCCTGTCATCATTCTTAACTGAACAAATGGAATTTTTTGCCAGTTTTTATATATTAAGTTCTCAAGGTTGCCCCATTTTCCAAGATTCAAAACTTCATAAGTATTTCTATCTTCATTAATAAGATTTTCAATTTTCCAGATATAATCATCATCAAGAAATGGATTATCCCTGTAAGTTGAATGAAGCTCTATAATAGACTTATCCCCTCTCTCTTTAGCAGGGTCTAAGATTTTAGTTTTAATCCAGTGAAACTCCGAAATAGGATTGAAAGACATGAAAAGCTGATTTGGAGGTCCACCATAAACTGGTTCTGATAAACGTGTTGATAAAACCAAATAATCTTCATAAGTAAACTCTGTTGCTTCTTCCATCCAAATATCATTCCAAGAAGTACTCTTTATTTTTTCTGGATCATCCAATGAACCAAAATGAATCAAGGCTCCATTGTACCACCAGTTCATCATAAGTTTCTGTTCTTCTACCCTGTAACCTAAACCATAATCTTCCAGAAGGTTATCCATCAACTGCATTTTTGTACTTGTTCTTAATGCTGGAAGAGTTTTTCTCATTATAAGGATTTGTCGTCTAGGCAGAGTAAAAAATCTGTCGAGCAAGAACTGCCCAAGAGAATATGATTTAGATGAACGTGCTCCCCCTCTCAGGATGAAGGTTTGAACATCATATTCATATTTTTTCAGTTCAAGGAATACTTTAGTGATAGTTATCTTCTTTTTATTTGCTTCTAGTCGTTTCCTCTTGCCTTGTGGTCTCCCACGTTTTCTTTTCTTTACTACAGTCTTTTCTTCGATCACTTCAATATAATTTCCATAATTTCTTTTTCTTCTTTATAACTTAATTTAATATTTCTAAATATATACTATATTAATTTTACAAACCTATCTTCTGTTTTATCAGATTCATAATAAACATAAATTTTTGGTGCTTCACTTTCAATAAGTGTTCCTCTTGGTATGTCTGGAAAATCTTTTGACGTTAAATATATTGAAAGAACATTAGGTGTTGAGTTCCTTTCATCAACAACAATCCTGACAATCTCAGCATCTTCTGGAAAAGCGTTTTCTCTTACTTCCCATTCTTTACGTCCTGCACCAAAAATACTACACAGGGCTTCAACAGAAATATCAAATCTTTTTATTTTCATTTTATTCCTTTCTTATATATAGATAGTAGGCAGTTTCCTTTATAATCTTTCTATTGTTTTACCTTCATCATTCATAATATAAACAGGAGAATAAGCCAAAACTTGTTTTGGTTTTATATATTTATCTTCAACTTCATAAAATAACCATAACTCAAAAATATCTGCTGTATTTGCCTCTTCTTTTGAACAGTTTTCATTTCGATTGATATAATCAAGACAATTTTCAGCAAGGGCTATAGGCTCTCTTACATCTCTATACTTATATTCCAAATAACTTATTCCACTAAATAAAACTACTGTTTTCCTATTATATAATTTAATTATCATATTTTTACCTCCTAATTGTCTTTCTTACTGCCTACTATCTAATTAAACTCAAAATTTATTCAGCTTTTTAAATTAATGATAAAATCCAAGGACCAGTTTCCAGAATAGCTACCGTGTGCTCAAAATGAGCAGACAAAGAACCATCTGCTGTACCAATAGAAAAACCATCTTCCAATCTCTGTATTTCATATGTTCCTATGTTTACCATTGGTTCAATTGCAAAGACAAGACCATACTCCAATTCCATATCATCATCTTTATTTACATAATTATAAACCTTCGGTCCCTCATGGAGACCCCTTCCAATTCCATGCCCTGTCAATGCTCTAACAATTGAAAATTCAGTCTCTCCTACACAATCCTCAATTGCTTTTGATATATCAGAAATCCTATTTCCTATTCTCGCTTTATCAATCCCTCTGTAAAGAGCTTCTTCCGTCACTCGGAGTAGCTTTTCCGTCTTTTGTGAAACTTTGCCTACAGGAACAGTAATAGTTGAATCACTATAGAAACCATTATGGTAAACCCCAAAATCCAGACCAACAATATCCCCCTTTTTAAGCTTATAATTTGAGGGTAATCCATGACAAACTATATTGTTAACTGAAGTACACAAAGAAGCAGGGAAATCCTCATATCCTTTAAAAGCAGGGGTCAAGCTTCTCTCAAATAACAAACTCTCAGCATATTTATTTAATTCGTTTGTAGTTACCCCCGGTCTTACTTGTAATTTTAGTTGCTGAAGAAACTCAGCAAGAAAAAAAGCACATTCCCTCATTTTCCAAATCTCTTTAACTGATTTCAAAATAACATCTGTTTTTCTTTTGCTTTTTTCCATTTTATTCCTTTCTCTAACTACATTTAAAAAACACCTTCATAAATAACCTGAAATTTCTTTGTTTCCTCACACAAAACCAAAAGTTCTTTTGGTGACAAACCCCACCCAATATTGTTCAAGAGTCCAGCTTTATTCAAAAAGATTCCAGCAAGCTCTGAGCAAACAGGAAAGGTTAAATGAATATTATCTGCTAACCCAAGCAAATAAAGAGGGTATCTCCAAAAAGGGTATGTACAACCACGATAATTCTCAACAGCAGAAAACCCCTTCACAAACAAAGAATTCGTCATTTCATTGTGTCTCAAAATACAAACCGAGTATCCTTTATACTTAGAAAGATTACCTTCACCAATCACTGATGTTGATTCATAAATAGTGCCGTCTGAATCAATAATAACCCCAACATGCCCATAAAAAGCATCTTTATTATAATCCCCATACCCTGTCCATAGACGCTGATAGAAAATAATAAAATTTGTAATAAAGGCATCTGTTCTAACAAAGAAAATATCCCCTTTTCTTAGACTGATCTGCATATTTACCTCTCTGCTATGATTATAACATATATTTTTTAAAAAGTTCCTAAAATTATTCTTCTGTCCATTCAGGTTTCTTAATTACCATTTCTCCAATGATTTCAACAGGAACATGCACAAACTCAAGGATTGCTGTTGCTAACTGATTATCATCTACATCACAAATCCAGTGTGCTCCTCTGCAATCTTCAATTATTTCATTAGTTTCAGCATTTATTAGTTTAGTTCCTATTGAAGTTCCGTCTGATATAATTTTTATTTTCATAACCTCACCTTTCTTATTAATAATCATTCTTATTTAATAATTACTAATTAGCAATTTTCATTTTTTACATCGTCCAGCCCACTGTTCTGCCATCTGCTTGTTTAATTTTAAACCACCTAGCTCCTGAACAACACAAATGAGTACAAGGGGGGAAGGCTATTATCATGTCATATACTTCGTCCAACAAAGGAATTATATCCTGTTGTAGATGCCATTCTGTGTGTTTCCAGCATGGTTTCAGGTCACAACTAAAAGCTTCATGGTTTAATTTCCTTAATTCTATTGTAACTGCTTGGTTTTCTTCACACGCAACTAATATTTTAATAACAATAAACTCCTTTGTGTCTCATATTATAATAAAAACAAAATACAACACATAATAATGTTTTATAGATTAATAGGTTACATTTTTTCGGAAAAAAATTTGCAAATACCCTGCCCCTGTCAAATTTTTGACTTTCCTGAGAAATTTCGCCTGACCGGGGGGGGAGTGCAATGATTTCAACCACTTACAGGAGCCTTTTCGCCTTGTCCTAAGTTTTCCTAATCTATTTTTTGAATATAAAGACCTGATATTACTCTGCTTTTTTTTATCCTCTCTTCACGGACATGAATGATGTTTGTAAGTAGTTGATTTTATTAAACTTTATTCCAAGGTATAAACTGAATAAAATCAAGTATTTATGTACATTTTTTCCGCCCGGACATTTATAAGAGCAGGGTATTTTTCCTGCTGTTCTCTTTCTCTTTTATAATCTTTCTCTTTTATAACTACTTGTTTTCATTATATAATATGTTATTTAATTCTATAATAAAATCAATATGT